ATAAGAAACTACACAGAAGTAGATTCTAACGTTTTTACAACTGATGTTTTAGAAAGTTTTATTTTAAATGCTCAACAAAGAATTATGATGGATTTACCTATGGATTCAGACAGATTCGTGGATCAAGGTACAATGGCAACTGATGTAGATAATATTAGAGTCCCAGCGGGAACTTTATTTGTAAGAGGTGTAGAAGTATTTAATGCTACAAATTCTACTGAAAAAGGTACGTGGTTAGAAAAACGTGATCAAACTTTTTTGAGTGAATACGTAGGAAGATTAACAGGGCCAGAAGGATCAACTACATCAGGAGCAGATGTTACTGGAAAACCTAAATACTACGCTATGTTTGGAGGAGCAACAGGTCTTTCTGATACTACTTCAGGTTCTATCTATTTAGCACCAACACCAGACGCTAATTATATATTTAGAATATATTACAATAAAATGCCTGCTACATTAGAATCCGGTAATCAAACTAATTATATTAGTTTGTATTTTCCCCAAGGTCTGCTATACGCATGTTTAGTAGAAGCATATGGATTTTTAAAAGGTCCAACAGATATGTTGACATTATACGAGCAAAAGTATAAAACTGAACTACAAAAGTTTGCAGCGATGCAAATTGGAAGAAGAAGACGAGACGATTACACGGATGGAACAATAAGAATACCAATCGAGTCACCGCCTCAGTAATTAGGAGAAAAATATTATGGCAATAACATCGGCAGTATGTAACAGTTTTAAAGCAGAAGTTTTACAAGCTTTACACAATTTTACGGCATCGTCTGGAAACACTTTTAAATTAGCTTTGTACACAAGTAGTGCTACTTTAAATAAATCGACAACAGCTTACAGTTCATCAAACGAAATTTCTAACACATCAGGTTCAGCTTACTCAGCTGGTGGTGCAGCACTTACAAGTGTAACACCTGTTTTATCTACGGATACAGCAGTTTGTGATTTTGCAGACCTTAGTTTTACTTCTGCTTCATTCACAGCTAATGGTTGTTTAATTTATAATGATACAAACGCTGATAGAGCAGTTTGTGCTATAGCCTTTGGCTCAGACAAAACTGTAACAAGTGGAACTTTTACAATTCAATTTCCAACAGCAGACGCATCTAACGCAATACTTCGTATAGCATAAGGAGGCAATCCTTATGTCGGTAACCCGAACATTTACAGTAACAGTTAGCGATCCTGGATCTGGTAATAAATATTTTATTGACGGTGTACAACAAGACACAATAAATTTAGCTGAAAGTGGAACTTACGTATTTAATTATCCTTCAGCTCACCCATTTAGATTTTCTACAACATCAGATGGTACACACAATTCTGGAAGTGAATATACAACCGGCGTAACTGTAAATAGTTCAACACAAGTTACAATAGTTGTAGCAGATAGTGCACCACAACTTTATTATTATTGTTCAATTCACTCTGGTATGGGTGGTCAAGCCAACACTATTGCTCCAGCTTCTTATGGTGCTTTAGGTTGGAATGTTAATCGTTGGGGAACCACCGATGACTTTGTATTAGGTTGGGGAGCTCAAGCTTGGAATGATGGTGAGTGGGGAGAACTTAACGATGTAATTTTTACACTTACTGGAGTTTCTTCTACTTCATCAACAGGTTCGCCTAATATCTTAACAGAAATAAATACAGGTTGGGGATCTGATGGTTGGGGTGTTGAAAACTGGGGATCTTCTGGAATAACAGTTGCATTAACTGGTGTTGAAGCAACTACAGGTATTGGAGAAGATGTTAGTTGGGGTAAACAAACTTGGGGATCTTCAACAACTGGTTGGGGTGGTGAATATTATTTAAATGTTGCAAGCGTATTAGGTTTAACTGGTTTAAGTGCAACATCAACAGTTGGAACACCAACCGCAATATCAGATGTTGTATTAACTCCAACAGGTCTAAGTGCGACTTCAACAGTTGGGTCAGTAAATATAGATTTTAGTATAAATGTAGCTTTAACAGGTTTATCTACGACATCGTCTCCAGGTGCTTTAGCTCCAGCAGATGTAATGGGATTAACTGGATTAGGTTTAACGTCAGCTGTTGGTTCAATAGCAATTGCTTCAAACCCTGTCATATCTGTAACAGGGCTTTCTATGACTTCTTCTACAGGTGCTTTAACACCTGCGGATGTTATGGGATTATCAGGAGTTTCAACAACTTCTGCAACGGGCTCTGTTATAGTTAATCAAGGTATGGGATTGACAGGAGTTTCCGCAACTGCTAGTGTAGGTACTATAGCACCACTAGGATACGAACGAGTAACTGCTACACAAACAGCTAATTATACTGCTGTTAATGAAGGTACTTAATTCAATATATTATTGACATTAAGTATAAAACAAATTAAAAAAAGATACTAATTAGGAGAACAAAATTATGGCATCAACTTATACGGCTCTCGGTGTAGAACTAATGGCAACTGGTGAAAACGCCGGTACATGGGGAACAAAAACTAACACTAACTTAAATATAATCGAACAAATTTCAGGTGGTTTTTCTGCACAATCAATAGCAGGTGGAGCACAAACTACAGCTCTTTCAGTTTCTGATGGATCAACTGGAGCAGTTATGTCTCACAGAATGATTGAGTTTACAGGTTCTATTACTGGAAACCAAATCGTAACAATTCCTTTAGATGCACAAACATTTTATTTTTTAAGAAATTCAACATCAGGTGCTTATACAGTACAATTTAAATACGCTTCTGGATCAGGAGATACATTTACTTTTTCTGCAACAGATAAAGGTGATCAAGCAGTATTTGCTACAGCAAATGATGGAACTAACCCAGACATATATACTTTAGGTTTTGGTGATGGTGATGTAACTCTTACTGGAACACAAACTTTAACAAACAAAACTTTAACTAGTCCTGCAATAGGAACAAAAATTTCAGACACAAATGGAAATGAATTAATTAATCTTACTGCAACAGGATCAGCTGTTAATGAATTTACTTTAGCTAATGCAGCAACTGGAAATGGTCCAATTTTATCAGCAACAGGAGAAACTAATGTTGATATAAATTTAAACCCTAAAGGAACAGGTGTTCTTAAATCAGGAACAGCAGCAGTTCAAATTGCTGGTAAAGAAACTATGTGGGTTCCAGCTGCAGCTATGTATGGACCAACTACTAACCCTGCAGACGCAGCTCAAGTAGAAACAACAGCTACAAGACCAGATTTAAAAGTATTTGACTTTGATGCTAGTACACAACAATACACACAATTTACAGTGGCTATGCCTAAATCATGGAACGAAGGAACTTTAACTTATCAAGTTTATTGGTCTCCTTCTACTACTAACACAGGTGATGCTATTTTTGGATTACAAGCAGTTGCATGTGCCGATAGTGATACTATCGATGTTGCATATGGAACAGCGATAGAAGTTACAGACGCAGGTATAGGAACAGTAGAAGACCAACAAATTACATCTGAAAGTAGTGCAATGACAGTTGCAGGTTCTCCTGCAGCAGGCGAACAAACTTACTTTCAATTATTTAGAAAAGCTGCAGACGGTAGTGATACTTTTACCGGAGAATGTAGAGTTCTAGGTGTAAAAGTATTCTTTACTACTGACGCTGCTAACGACGCATAAGGAGAATAAAATATGTTTGGATATCAAGTTTTAGGATTTGGATCAGGCGGCGGTTCAGTTGTCTACGAAGTTAATTATTTAGTCGTTGCCGGAGGCGGAGGTGGCGGAGCCGGAGGTGGCGGCGGAGCCGGAGGTTTTAGAACTTCTGAAGATTCTGCTGTTATAGAATTAGAGGGAGGAGATCACACAATTACAGTCGGTACAGGTTCAGGACCTGTTCCAGGAAATGACTCTTGTCCAAGAGGAGGAAATTCAGTTTTTAGTACAATTACTTCAACCGGTGGCGGTGGAGGCGGTTATGGTAACCCCGAAGCTAATGGTGGAAGTGGTTCAGTTCAATATCCTTCTAAAACAGGTAACAATCCCCCAGTTAGTCCACCACAAGGAAACCCTGCTGGAACACAAATTAATTCTGGCGGCGGAGGAGCTGGCGGCAGTGGAGGAACATCTACTCCAGCCGGAGGAGCCGGTGGAGTTGGAAGAGATAGCTCTGTATCAGGATCTTCAGTAGAATACGCTGGCGGTGGAGGTGGCGGAGGTTACATTCCAAGTCCAGGACCAGGACCAGCACAAGACGGCGGTGGAAGCGGAGGTAGTAGAACAGCTTCAGGATCTAATGGAACCAACGGAAAAGGCGGCGGAGGCGGCGGAATGGGTTTTGATAGCTCTCCTCCAAATGGTACTGGCGGTTCAGGTGTTGTAATTGTTAGCGCTCCAGCGGCCGCAACTTTAACTGTTGCACCAGGAACAAATACTGTAGCAACTGCTCCAGGAGGACAAAAAGTAGCTACCTTTACAGTGTCGGGGACACTTACAGTAGAGTAATGGCATCATTTGCAAAATTAGACGAAAACAACGTAGTTACTCAAACTGTTAAAATTGGTAATGACGTACCAACATCGGATGGTCCTTTAGGTGAAAATGACATGCATGTTGATGGAGAAACTTATTGCACAAATCTTTTTAAAGGTGGAGTTTGGAAACAATGTTCTTCTACAAATGCATTTAGAAAACAAAATGCAGGAATAGGAGATACTTATGATGCTGTTAAAGATAAATTTATAAGACCACAACCATATGCTTCATGGATACTAGATTCTAATGATGATTGGCAAGCTCCAGTAACAAAACCAACAGATGAAAGTCTAGTGGTAAATGATACTGTAATATTAAGATGGTGCTATTGGAGTGAAGAAAATTACAGATGGCAAAGCGAGAATGTTTTAGAAGACCCAATGACTTCTTATCACTGGGACACAAACACCAATACTTGGGAAATTAGTTAGTCTTTACTTTTTAGTTATTATCAGTTAAATATATATTCATAAGAAAGATTATGAATATAATAGATCTATTTCCGACCCCCATATGCGAAAAATATTTAGAGCCTTTATCTAAAACTACTTTACAAAATTTTTTTAAATATGAAACAAAACCAGATTGGGAGTTTAAAGTTTTACAAAGTAAAAATACTTACATTCTTGACGAAAAACCTTTTAAAAATTTAAAAAAACAAATTAATTCTTTTATTCAAGAATACGTTGATCAAATATTAAAACCTTCAAGTAATTTAAAATTTTATATTACACAATCTTGGTTAAACTACACGAATGAAAAACAAGTACACTATCCACACTCTCATCCTAACTCTATTATATCTGGCGTTTATTATATAAATGCAAATCCAAAGTTTGATTATATTAGATTTAAAAAAAATGTTTACGATCAAATTAAAGTATACCCTAAACAATTTAATAAATATAATTCAGATACTTGGTGGATACCTGCAGCTACAAATAAAATTATTTTGTTTCCTTCTTGTTTAATGCATGAAGTTGGTAATGTTGAAGAAACTTATGGTAAAAGAATAAGTCTAGCTTTTAACGTTTTTGCAAAAGGAGACTTTGGTTCAAGACAAACATTAACAGAATTAAAACTATGAACATATTAGGATTACAAAAAAATCATAACTCATCAGTTGCTTTATTTTGTGACTTTAAATTAGTTTATTATAATCAAGAAGAAAGACTATCTAAAATTAAAAACGATAGTTTTTTTCCCATACACACTTTAAATGAAATTAAAAAATTAAATATTAAAATAGATAAAGTAGTTGTTACAGGATATAACACTCACGATGCTCATCTTGTTTATGGTTATATGTACAAGATGGGTTTAATTGATTCTCCTTATGAAAATGCAGTTCATTATTATAAATCACATCATCTAAATCATGCAGTAAAAGCCATGTATTCTACTGATATGGATGAAGCAGTAATATTAGTAGCTGATGGTCGAGGTTCTAATTATATATTGGATAATGGTAAACAAGGACATGAAGTTTTTTCTGTGTACTTTGCAAGTATCGAACACGGGTTCGATTGTTTATATAAAAGATTACAAACTACTAGGGAAGGACATAAAGCAAAAGTAAGAGCTAATGAAATTTACGGTTTTGACTTTGTTATGGATGCAATTACATTAAAAGGATTTGAAAATTTTGATGTAGATCATAGACCTGTTTCCGGAGCTTTTTATAGTAGAATGACAAATCATTTGGGTTTTAAAACAAACGATGAAGGAAAACTTATGGGTTTACAAGCTTA